ACGGAAGACAGACAGGCGGTGCAGACGTTGGCAGAACAGGTCACGGCTGACAAGGCGACAGTGGCAGACCATGCCGCACAGGTCGCAGAGGACCGCAAAACCGCTGAAACCGCTGCGCAGACAGCACAATCCATAGCTGATAGCCTGCCAGACGACTATGTAACAGCGGTCGGGAAAATCGCAGAGAACACGGCAGACATTTCTGCGGTAAAGCTGACCGACAAGGAGTTGCAAAGACGTGTAAACGCACTGTTTGACATAGGTCAGGGTGTGACACATAGGTTTGAAACGGACACAGATACGGCATATCAGAAAACTATTCCTACAGGGGCAAAGTTGATGAGCGTGAAGTCTGTGGGTGGTAGGTCTATCGTGTGGAATCAGTTATGCGATACTGTTTTAGATAATTTTTCTGACACCGTCAGTGCTGTATATCACGAATACGGCATTTGTAAATTTACAGCAAACGTTGGCGATAAAATATGCATTTATTCTGGGGGTATTAATGGCACATACGCAGCTAATGGCGCATATGTAGCAGGATTCATAGGTTCGGCGTATATTGAATTTTTTGGGAAACAAATCGTGCAATGTACGGAAAATGGGAACTGCATAATATATTTGCGATTGAGGGGAGATGGAAACACATATAGCAATGTTTCTGTTCGTCCTGAATTTTTCAATTTAACAAAAATGTTCGGCGCAGGAAACGAACCCACAACTGTTGAGGAATTTGAAGCCATGTTCCCAGAGGACTACTACCCATATAATGCTGGGGAAATAGTCAGCGCTGGGGTGACAGAGGTCGAATATGGGCTGTTTGGCAGAAATTTGTATAATCATTCCGAGCTTAAAAAAAATGGCTATGTGAAATTTCACGTAGTCGGGGGACGTCAGTTATATAGAAGCAACACATTAGGGCGGACGGTAGAATGGACATTGTTTAGCAAAACTGGCACAAAAATTGGAACCTTTGAAGATTTGAATTTTAAATCAGGAACAGCGTTTAATTTGCCAGATAATGCAGATTATATCATTTCCATAGACACATATAGTGCCAATGCTAAAACATATATTGGGTACAATCCTGACACAACATATGTTCCGTACGATGACGGATTGATTGCCTACCCAATCCCCGAAGCTATCCGCAATCTGCCTGGATACGGCATTGAGGGGAATGTGACAGACTATGAAACTAAGACCTACACGCAGAACAACATTATTGACGGAACAGAGGTCAAGGCATTAGATACACCAATCGTCACCGATATTTCAGCCCTAATACCTGATGATTTTCTGCGAAACGTAGAAGTTGAAGCAGGCGGTTCAGTGATTTTCAAAAACAGCAACGACAGCTATCTGATACCAGTGCCGTCAGAAGAAGAGTATATCGTGAAACTAAGTGAAGTAGGAGGTACAACATGACAAATTTACAGAAAAAAATGGCTGACAAGTTAGGGTTATCCACCGAAGACTTTCAGCCGAAAAAAGCCACAAAGGTGGACGAGTTAGAAGCACAGGTGCTATACACCGCACTAATGACCGACACGCTGATCGAGGAGAGTGACGACAATGTATAAAAAGGTCAAACGTTTGTACGATTTAGGGCTGTACACTGCTGAACAGGTCAAGGATTTTGCTGACAGGGGCAAGATAACCCCTGAGCAGTATGAGGAAATCACAGGGCAGAAATACGAAAGCGAGGTAGTAAAGTGAAGTACATAATAATGCTGATGATCGTGATAGGGCTTGCACTGGCTGATTTTGCCACTGGCTGGATAAAAGCCTACTGCAAAGGCGACGTCCGTTCATCGAAAATGCGCAAGGGCGGTCTGAATAAATTGGCGGAGATAGTCGTCATGGGTGTGGCTATCGGTTCGGAGATAGGTTTTGAACAGCTAGGCCACTACTACGGACATAGCGAACTGGCAGGCATTGCAGGAACGATAACCGCACTAGCTGTTTTCGGCTATATTTTTGCCATGGAGATAGTTTCCATACTGGAAAACTATGGTGAAATCAATCCGCAGGCGCACTGGATAAACAAAGTTGTGGCAAAATTTGGAGTTTTTAAAGATAAGGAGGACTAATTATGGCTATGACATTTGATGAGTTCGTAAAGAAATACAAAGGCAAGGGCGTTGATTTTGACAAAGCATATAACATACAGTGTTTTGACCTGGCGAACCAGTACAACAAAGATGTTGTCAAATGCGGTATGTTCACAGGTCTGTATGCTAGACAAATCTACGAAGATTTCGACAAGCAGGCGGTCAAGGGCTATTTTACCAGAATTAAAAACACGCCGTCATTCGTTCCGAAAAAGGGTGATATCGTTGTGTGGGGCGGTAGTCTGAACGGCGGTATCGGTCACGTCGCCATAGCCACAGGCGAGGGAAACACAAAATATTTTTACAGCTACGATCAGAACTGGCTAGGCAAGAATGACCCATGCACACGTGTCTATCACAACTATAACCATGTTCTTGGCGTTCTGCGTCCGAAAAATCAGAGCGTTATCAATCCGCCTACGCTGGAAACAAAAGGCTATAAAAAAGGCGCGAGCACAGACGGGTCGTATGCCCTGAAACAGTTGCTGATACTCGACGGCGCAAAGCTGGACGATAATGCCGTAATCGGCAAGGGCACTGTCGATGCTATCAACGCAAGGCTGAAAGCATGGGGATATAGACCGAACGGCATTGCAGGCAAGAAATTCATCAAGAAACTGCGTGAAAAAATCAAAAAATAGTCGCATAAATTTCGTGTAAAATTCGCATAAATTTAGCCGTCAGAGCGCTTTGCCCTGACGGCTGTTTTTTTATTGAATTACCTTGTGAACTGTGCTGATATCATTGTCATCACGTTCAGCGTTTACAAATATCGTAGACAACCATTTCACCTGATAGCCGTTGTTGGTATGGTAGCCGTGGAAGTGAGCACGTCTGATGTGCGGTGCTTTCGGTGCGCTGTGACCTTGTGGGCTATGCTGATAACTGACACTGCTCTCAATCTGTCTGTGCTTGCGAACAGCCGTTCCAATACGGTATCCTACATTTGCTATGGCTGACTTCTGCGGTTGTGCAGACGGCTTCTGAGGGCGTGGTGCGGTGTGTTCCTTTTGCACTTGGCGTTTCGTGACTGGTGCGATTTCGGCATTTACAGCCGATAAATATACAATGAACTGCAATTTTTCGGCTATGTCGCATATCATTGCCTTAGTGCCTGACTTGTCTTTTTTTGCATAGCTGCCTAGAATTTTATATATCAGGTCTTCAACTGATATATCATACTGCAATTCTATAGCGATTGATTCCGAATAGTAGTCTTTTTCGGCATCGTCAAAAAAATATTCTGTCATTGTCATTCGGTCGCCCTGCAAGTCGAAAAAGAACCCCACGCTATTTTTGTATTTTCGCTGGACGTAAAAACAGTTACACGGCAATTGTTTGAAAACGTCTGCACTGATTTGCAGATCTGCTGTGCCTTGGCCGCTCAGCAGGCTGGCAAAATCATCATCAAAAACATATATTTGGCGTCCGCCATAGTACCAATTTACCATATTTTTTATGGCACCCAGCTTGTCTAAAAAATCATCTGACATTATCGTTTGTTCGGTCAACTTGGCGGCTTCGTCTAGGGTTTTCTTACCAATTTTGATATAGTCACGCATCAGCTGACCGCTGACATAATCCACTATATCGGTATCGGTTGCAATATGTCCTATGGCTTTTATGGTTTCTATGTTGGCTGCAACTACTTTGTCTGGCAGCAATTCGTATTTTTGTTTTGCCATGTCATTTTACCCTGACGTTTATGCGGTCAACACTTACGTTCATTGCCTCAATGCCATGTTTTTTCAACTCTCGCTCGATCGTAGCCGAATTTTTGGGGGAGGTAAGTCTTATCTGTCTGCAAACGTAGTGTTTCTCACACTTTTCACCATAATTCTTACCCTTGACAACCTCAAATTCGTCCGAAATATCGTCATTGGTCAGCCCTAGTTTCTCAACGAACGCCTTCCAATCTTCGGGGCTGATAGGGTCTAGGACTTTGACCTCCACGCCGTCACGTGGTGCCATTTTATATATCCAGTATGCTTTCTTGTCGAACTCTGCGGCGCTTCGTGGGATATTTGCGTTGCCACGTGGTATCAGATATTTTGATACATCATCAACTTTTGAAAAATCAATCATGCTCAGCTGATATGTGCGGTTTTTGACTTTTACCAGTAAATAGTTTCCCTCTGGGGCGTATAGTCCGTCGACTATCAGCCGCTTTTCGCCGTTGATCTCTTCAAACTCGAAGCTGTCAGCTTCCAGCAAATCTTCGGGTTTACAGTCCAGTGCCGTGCATAGACGTCCTAACGTGCTCGCCTGGATAAAATTGATATCCTGCGCACCGCTCTCCAGGCGGCAGATGTAGCTTCTGACAGAGCCTATTCTCTTTGCCAGCTCATCTTGTGTCATGCCTCTTTTTTCTCTCATGTCTTTCAACTTGCTCATTAGATCATATCCTTTCAGATTTATTTTGCTTTCCAGCCGACGCCCTTTCGGGCGTTTCGTATCAATTTTCAGATACTCGTCAGGGCTGTTTTTATGCGATATGTTCAGCGCACATTCTTTCGGCAATTGCCTTTACGTTCTGCATGGTTGCTGGCTCACCTTCAAGATTTATGCGTGCAATGTTTTCATCGTCATAGGCGATGTACGAAAATCTGTCTGAAAATTCGTCGCACCATACATAACCTTTTGACATATCAACCATCAAAGCGCCATATGATGAACGATAATATCCACCGCTGTTTGCTCTCTTGTAAGTTCCTACTGCTTTCTTAACGCCTGTGATTTTCATGATTTTGTACCTCCGAAAATTAATTTTTTGATTTCAGGTCTCATCTCTTGCCTGTGATTATAGTATACCACGTTATCTACTAAATGTCAAGTAGCTAGATAACAAAAATATAGATAACATTGAATTTTGTAGGATTGCACAAATATAAGATTGCTTTTTGTGCATATTTTCAGAGTGAAATTTCAGTGTGTGCAAAATTCCGTGTCATATTTTGTGGCATATGTTTATCATTCAGGCTGATATTTTATCATTTTTACGCATATTTTAGCATTCCAGGGCATAAAGAAAACCGCCTATCTACGCCATTTGACGCAAACAAGCGGTTTTGTGCTGGTCGAGGTGACGGGACTTGAACCCATTGCAGATAGCCTTGGATTGCCTATTTTACGCTATTTTGTTTTATCTGTGTCACATTTCGTGTCATATATATTGGTGAAATAATCATCAATGATTTTATCAACCCTCATGCGGTCTTCGTGGAACGTCTGCTGATATACGGATTTTAGCGTGTAGGTATTGCTCCAGCCGCCACGTTCCATAGCGTATATATCAGGAATTTTCAGTGTTGCCATAACGCTGGCACTGATATGACGTAAATCGTGAAATGATATTTCATACCCTAACGGGTGCATTTTTTTTACAAACCGATTGTAAATCTGTTTCGTGGTGTATGTCACCACATAATCGTCAGGGGCTAGATCTAATGCGTCTATCAGATCAACCAGCGGTTTGCCTAGACGTATCTGTCGATTGCTTTCATAACTCTTTGCTTCGCTCTTCGTGACGATTTGGCGGTTGACAGTAACACGCACCTGCGATATAGTCAGGATATCCCCGACAATATCTTTGCGACGTATGCCGTGAATTTCTGACATTCTCAGACCGCCCCACACGCCAAGTAGAACAGGGATTTCAATATCTGACCCCCTGAACGCATTAACTACCACATCAGCAGGCGGCATGGCCTTGAATTTTTTTACCTTTTTGGGCAAACTGATTTGGCTAAAATTGATATTGATATTGTTATATTTTAGTACCGATTTGAAAAAACCATATACATTTGCAACTGTTTTTGGTGACCTTCGGGCAGCCAATTCATTCACCCAGTCTTGCACCATTTGTGGTGTGATATTGCTTATCAGCACGTTTTCGAACTGCTGTCCGTGATTTTTTAGTATAGATAGATAACCCTGCCCCGTTGTCGGTGATAGCACTGGGCTTTTTTTGTTTATATAGTTTTCGGCCGCCTGCCATAGTGTCATTTCATTATCAGTATGCACTTTTTCGTTCAGCCACTCAGCCGCCATTAACTCGGCTTCTTTTTTAGTTTTGGCAGTAAATGACTTGTACTTCCCCGTTGCTTTGTCATATGCCCTTACTCTATAATTTCCGCTCGGTAATTTCTTCGCTGTTGCCATGTAAATTCCTCCTATTATCTTGACAATGTTTTCAATTTATGATAAAATAATAGGGTACTTCCTACTATAGTATCATCTCTTGCTTGGTCTGGCCGTACACGCCCTCACAGGTCGCTCTGTGGGGGCATTTTTTATTGTGGTATTGTTTATCCGCCACACACCTTGCAAGGCTTGTAGCCTGCGTTCTGTGCGTCCTGCAGGGTCATTGGCGTGCAGGTATCATCATAGTATCTGCATGATTTGTTGTGATACTTGTCGCCCGAAGCCGTGATATATACTATCGTTTCGGCTGGATCCTGTGCGGTGGTTGCCACAGGGATTGCTCCGGTGGTGGTTTCAGGCTCTGCGGTGGTGGTGGTAGTTGTTGTTGTGGTGGTAGTAGTGACTTTTTCGCCCATGTCCACAGTGATTGTTATAGGGTCAGATGTCACACCGTCATATGTGGCGGTCACGTCTGCAAAACCGTCCTTTATGGGTTTCACGTCATAGGTGACATATGCACCGCTATCATCATATTCTAACTGACAAACGTCAGGATTGCTGATTTTAATTTTGATATCTTTCGGGTCAACGTCCTCTGCATCGGTTTCACCTGTGATTCGCAAATAGATTATGTGGCTATAGTCACGATTATAGTCATTCAGTGCGATAGAATAGTTGTCATTAGTCCATTCAACCTTTGTCGGCCGCCTATAGCCGAACAGGTGCGCTATTCCGTAGACTATGACCGATATAGTGCAGAACGCAACTATCATCATCAGGCAACCGCCCTTTGACGTGCCACTCGTCTTACGGCCGTGAGACCTACGGCTTGACGACTTCCTGCCGCCAGACGTTGATACATATGACAGCCCTGTGCCTGGTATACCGACAGACTTTGTGCGTCGCCCTGAACTGTTGACACTGTATCGTGCGCCCTTTCCACCGACACTCATACCGACAGATTTCTTGCCGATGTTTAATCTCGCACCGCCGCCAAGTTTAATTGATTTTCTAAAACGTAATCCCATGTTTTCTACCCCTTTTCTGATAATCACGGCTCCTGTGGGCACACTAGCCACAGAGGTGATATATGTGATATACGAAACACATCTGCGTGATATACGTCGCACACAACGTCTGACACTGCGCCAACTGTCCGAAATTTCAGGCGTTAGCTTTTCTGAAATAGACCAAATAGAACACTATAACGTTGACCCACGCATTTCAACGGCTGTTTTATTGGCAAAATCGCTAAAATGTGGGCTTGACGATTTGTTCAGTTTCAACAAATAATGTTCGATATTATAAACACGCTTGCATTTTATGTCATAAAAATGCTATGATTTACACATAGCCTATATATGTGTGTTTCATGTATATTATAGCATTTTAACGCATATTTTGCAATACTTTTTGACGTCTTTTTATTCTAGTCCGATTTTTCGGACAGTACATAAAAAGGGTATTGACAGCCGTGATTACATGGTATATAATAGGCTTATCGAACATACGTTCTATAAATCATAGGAGGAGAAAATAATGACGAAAGAAGAACGAACAGAATTTGAAAAAAGACTAGCCCACAAGATTTACATACTACAGCACCCCGAATTGTGGGAAAAAATAAGAGCAGAAAAAGAAAAGAGCTGCTTAAAGCAGCCCTCTCTTGAATAGGAGAAAATCGACATATTTGTCAAGGTCTTTGATTTCGCTATCTTCAAGAACCTTTAATGCGTCGATAATCTTGGCTTCCTCGTCACTTTGTGGTGGCGGGGAATTTTTTTCGCCCTCGTTTCCGCAAAGATAATCGAGGGACACGCCAAAGTATGCTGAGATCTTCAAAAGTGTCATTGCTGACGGCTCTCTCTCATCACGTTCGTAGTTGCAGTAAGTTGTTTTCGGCAAGCCTAAGGCTTTTGCAACTTCCTCTTGTGTGAGGTTTTTCGCCATTCTCAGCTTTTTCAGGCGGTTGTCAAACATTCTTATCACCTCCTACTATATATTATATACCCATTATGGGAATTTGTCAATGAAAATAGGGCGCATTATTTTCAAAATGAGTATTTTGTACAAAAATATAATCTCAAATTTGTACATATTTGTACTCAATTTGGGGTTGACAAATGCCCAAAATGAGTATATAATGATAATGTACTCAGAACGAGTACGAAAATTCAAAATGAAAACGGAGGTGTAACAAATGGCTGAAAAGACAACGATATTTGACAACATCAATGGTGAATTGAGACGCAGACATCTCACCCAGCAGGACCTTGCGAAGACTATCGAAATAGACCGCAGAACATGGTCCAAATGGCAGGACAAAAACGATATGCCAGCGTCGGTACTTCTACAGATAGCCAAATGGCTGAACGTTACGCTGGACTATCTTACACGTGATGTTCATGCCGAATAATGGGGGTGAAAACAATGCCTGCAAAGAAAATGACAGCCAATGACGTGATATCCAAACGGCTGAAATCTATCAGAGCCGACAACGATATTACACAGGCAAAAATCGCAAAACGGCTGAACATGGCACAGACAGCCGTAAGCAGGTGGGAACGGCAGTTCGGCACCATGAATGCTGAACAAATCGTGACGTACTGCAAGATAATCGGGGCGAACCCCGAAGAAATCTTTGCAGAATACTGCAAGGAAAGGAGCATAAGAAAATGACCAGCATGATAGCAACACTGGAGATCGTCAGATTCGTGGCTGCAATAGCGTTATGTGTGGCGCTATTCGCACTGGCGGTCTACGGACTATATCGAAACATCAAGGAGACAGCCGAAACCGCAATCCGTGAGGAACTGGAGCAGGCGATCAAGGAAGCTTCAAAGCCTGTTGTCAAGGTCGAGATACAGACGAAAGGAAAGTGGTAAAGTGTCAGAGGGTATGTTTATAACCGCAATAATCGGCGCAGCAATCGTGATACTGACAGTTTTTTATGCTGTGATACTGTTCATAGCATGTATCATAGACCAGCACCAATGGAAACATGAACGTAGTAGCTGCGATGATGATGATAGCCGTGACGAAAACAGCGATGGCAGAGTTTAGATTCGCAATGCAACGGATTTGCTATGAATAGCATTGGCTACGGCAAAGCTAAGTTCCGACAAGCAAAGGCGAGGCGAAGTTTTGACACGCAACGAGAGGCAAAGGCATAGCATGGCATTGATTAGCAAAGGCATTGAGAAGCATAGCGACGCAAGGGCATAGCAGTGATTAGCAAAGGAACTGCAGTGACTAGCAAAGGCGTAGTTCGGCACAGTATGGCGTCGAAAAGCAAGAAAAAATAAATTTAACGTAACGGAGGTCAAAAACATGAAAAAAATCAAAGTAAAGTTGACGTTCACCGAAGAGATTCTGGGAACGGCAAACGCAACAACCACAATTCACGATGAGTACATCGCATCGAAAGCCCCTGACGCAAAGAGCCGTGAGGAAGAGATAGCCGCACTTGGTGTAGCGGAAGTGGTCGAAAAATCTATGACGGTGTTCCCGACACTGGAAGACGGCACACCATTTCTATGGGATTATCAGGTCAAGGGATTTTTCAAGGACGCTTGCGGCGTTTTGAAAAAGGTATCAGGCACGGCAAGCTCCAAAATCAAGGCGTACAAGAAAGAGATTGACGGACTTATCTTCGTCGAGGAGCGCAAGATACCATACGAATTCAAGGGCGGCATTGGCGAGTGCCAGAGGCCGTTGAGAGCCAGCACGCCACAGGGCGAACGTGTTGCACTGGCACACTCTGAGACAGTTCCTGCAGGGGCGACAGTTGAATTCACAATCCAGATTTTGAAAGACGATATGGAAACAGCCGTAAGAGAGTGGTTGGATTACGGCAGGCTGAGAGGTATCGGTCAGTGGCGTAACAGCGGGAAAGGTCGTTTTGAATGGGAGGAAATTGAAAATGAATAAAAAATTCACTGACGAGGAAATTGTAGAGGCGGCACTTTGCTGCACAGCAAAGAGTTGCGACACCTGCCCGTTTACAGTTTTAGGAATAGGATTTGAAAAATGTGTCATAAAATTTTCAGAATACATAGCAAACAATACAAAAAACGAGCCTGCACCTGCGGCAACAGGCACAAGCTCGGAGGTATCTGTAAAAGAAGATACCGATAACATACACCTTAACGATAGCACACTTCTTGACATTTGTCAAGAGGGAATAGAGGAAATGGCAAAAATAGCCCTTGACGATTATCCAAACGAATTCCTGACAGGATATATTGAGGCGTTCAAGGACAACATCAAGAGGTTGAGAGGCGGGCAAAGTGACTAGCTATTCATGTTTGGATTGCAAGCACCTAAAAGGCTGTTTGGAGAGTAGCAGGCGCTACCCTGCAGAGATTTCAAGCTGGCAGAGCCAGCGATACTAGAAAGGAGAGGTCGAAAGCATGACAGTAAAAGAAAGGCTTGACGATATGGTCGTCATGGCATTAACGGAGCTAAAAATGAAAAAAACGCAAGAATGTGGCACTGTTACCGAAGGCGTTTACCCTATGATGATAGGCGACGTGTGGACGTTTGACGGAGCAATATCGGGTGTTCAGATATTTCCACCTGACATTCATGCCGTAGCGAAAGAGGTCGGAGCTGAGGTGCTGGAAAACGGAATTGAATCGTATTTCATATACAAAAATATCGCATTTTTCAAATATATGGGCGGTGATTTTAATGCGTTACACGGCTAATGATTGTGTCGGCTGTCCTGACGGGTGCAGATGTTGTGGCAGAGACCGCAATTACACTGTAGTCCAATGTGACAAATGCAGGGACGAACTAGACCTTGCAATTGAAAATGTTTTCTGCTACCAGGGCAAGGACTATTGCAAGGACTGTTTTCGTGAAATCCTGATTGAAGAAATCAACCAAAATGACGATATTTCAATCTATGACCTTGCCGAGCTGGCAGGGGTCGAGTATGACGAGGAGGATCTGAACCTGTTATGAGCGCAAGTTTTGAAAACGGCGTTCAGAAATATGTCAGGGGCTATGCGGTAGTTGAAACCGCGTTCCCTGTTGACAACAAAGGTGTTACATACGCCGCCTGCAAGTATTGCAGATTTTTCAGCCGCCGTTCTGGTCGGTGCAATCTGACTGACGAAATCGTATTTTTACCAGACACATTCGTGGGCGCTCAATGCCCACTAGAAATCAAAGAGGAGGAATAAAACATGGGACTACCAGTTCTAATCGAGGGTGAAAGTGGTAGCGGTAAGAGCCGTTCCCTCAAAAATTTCAAGCCAGGCGAGATAAGCATTTTTAACGTCGCTGGCAAGCCGCTGCCGTTCAAGAACAATGGCCTTGCGACGCTTTCAGTGGCAAAACTTGTAAAAGCCAACAAAGGCAAAAGCCGTTATGATGTTATCAAGGCGGCTATGTTTCAATCGAAATCAAAGGCATTTGCCATTGATGATAGCCAGTATCTCATGGCCTTCGATAGTTTCGACAAGGCAAAAGAACTAGGGTATGGAAAATTCACTGATATGGCGGTCAGTTTTGAACGGCTGATAGAATTTGTTATAAATGACCTGCCGTCAGACGTAATCGTGTACTTTTTGCACCACGTCGAACTAACCGACGGGGGCAAGTACAAAGCCAAAACTATCGGCAAAATGCTGGATAATCAGTTGACAGTTGAAGGGCTGTTTTCAATCGTGCTGTTCTGCACGGCTGACGAAAATCATCACTATTTCATCACGCAGTCGAGAGGCATTTCTACTGCGAAATCGCCCGAAGATATGTTTGACGATGAAATCGAAAATGATTTAAAATTCGTAGACACCAAAATCAGAGAGTATTGGAATTTAACTCCAAACGATATAGAAAGCGAGGAAAAGTAAATGATAGGAATTACAGGATATAAGCAGGCAGAGGCAACAAGTTTTTCAGAGCTGCCAAAGCTCCAGCCAGGCGGATATGTGCTGAAAATTCTCAACGTCAAAGTTGAACCCACTGATTGGGGTAGCAGACTAGCAATCCAGTTTGACATCGCAGAGGGTGAGTTCGAGGGCTTTTTTGACAAGCTGTATAAGGCTACCCCTGACGAGTGGGAGAACAAGAAGTGGAAGGGTTCAATGCGCCTGAGCATACCGCATAACACGGGTGATGAGACCAAGTTCAAGAAGTCGCTGGGCTACTTCAAATCTCAGATACAGGCGTTTGAGAATTCAAATGCAAATCTACATATCGACTGTGAAAGAGATTGGGACGAGAACGTTCTCAAAGGCAAGCTTGTGGGCGCCCTTTTTAACGAAAAAGAGTGGGAAAAGGACGGCAAAACAGGCTGGTTTACGCAATGCAAGCGCTTCGTGCCTGCAAACGATATCCGCAGTGGTAACTTCACGATTCCGAAGCGTGAAGAGCTGAAAAACAAGCCGTCAACAGCCAACAATGACAGTTTTGACCCGAACGCTAATCTGTCTGATTTCGTTGAAATCAACGCAGGCAATGACGCAGTGCCATTCTGATGCACCCGATAGATATTGACGCCACACTTAAAACGTTCTCGGTTGTCGTTGATAGCCGAGAGCAAAAGTGGGGACATATTGAAAAGGCTCTAAAAGCCACAGAAACGCCATATACGCAACACAAATTAAACTATGGTGATTATACTTGCGAAGCCGTAAAACCTAATAGCGAGCCTGTAAGCCTTGCTCAGAGCGTTGTTATTGAGCGCAAGGCGAATTTGGACGAAATCGTGGGCAATTTCACGAAAGGGCGAGAGCGTTTTGACCGTGAATTCAAACGGTCGGTTGAAGACCATGCAAAGGTGTTTTTAATGGTCGAAGATGATAGATTGTGGGAAAATATCCTGCTACACAACTACCGCAGTAAAATGCCACCGAAGGCACTATTGGCAACGTTCTGTTCATGGCAGGCACGATATAACATTACGATCATAGCGTGTCGGAAACAAGAGAGTGGCACACTGATAAAAGCGATACTATACTACGCTTTGCGAGATTATCTTCAGAAATTGGGTGGTGATTAAATGCTAGAAAATGGATTTATAACACTAGAACGAAAAATATGCACATGGCGTTGGTTTCGTGAACCGAACACATTGGTAGTGTTTTTATATCTGATTTTGCAGGCAAATTATGAACCGCATGATTTTGAAAACATCACAATTCAGCGTGGGCAGATAGCTACAAGTTATCCAAGCATTGCCAAAAGCACGGGTTTGTCAATAAAAAGCGTAAGGACAGCAATAAAACATCTAATTGAGACAGGGGAAGTGGCAGTCTCAAAATATCCACGATATAGCGTTTATACCGTGGTTTGCTATGACAAATATCAAGACAAGCGGCAGAGTGTCGGGCAGGCTAAGGGCAGGCAAGGGGCAGGCTGTGGGCAGGCTAAGGGCACCAATGAAAAGAAAGCAACAAAGTATAACAAAGATAAAGAAATATATGCTGCTCCCGCAGCGCACACAAACGGCAGACGGACGGACAATCCAGGCAGGACAGATTTTTGAGTGAGGTGAAAAAACATGGGATATACAATGCGTGATGATGATGTGGTCGGTCTGGCTGTGGCATTAAATGCAGAAACGCACCGCAAGGGGCGTGAGCTGTATTTCAAATACTGTCCGTACTGCAATGGGGGCGGTCATGACAAAGATACATTTTCTGTAAATCTTGACACGGGAGCATTCAAGTGTTTTCGTAGCAGTTGTGGCATGACAGGTCATTTCGTACAGCTTGCAAGAGATTTCAACTATCCGTTGGAATTTGACGATGAACAGAAAAAGAAATACCGCACGTTACCGCCAGTGAAGATAGTCACCCGTGACAAGGCGGTTGAATACCTGCGGTCAAGGGGAATTTCGGAGATCACCACACGAAAATACAATATCACTGTCGGCGATAAACGTGACAATCTGCTGATGTTTCCATTTTTTGATGAAAACAACGTGTTGACTTCGGTCAAATACCGCAAGACAGATTTTGTCAAGGGCAGAGACAATCAAAAAGAGTGGTTTGAAAAGAACACAAAACCGATATTGTTTGGAATGAACCGATGCACGGAAAAGCATGATAGGCTGATAGTCACGGAGGGACAGATTGATAGTCTGTCGGTGGCAGATTGTCAGATAGATAATGTGGTATCTGTACCAGGCGGACAGAGCAATAAAACATGGGTGCCGTTCTGCTATGATTTCGTTGACAGCTTCGACGAAATTGTAATTTTCGGAGACCATGAACACGGCCATGTAACACTTGTTGACCAGTTTACTACGTCATTTCCACACAAAAAATTGAAAGTTGTCAGGGCACAAGACTATTTGGGCGAAAAGGACGCAAATGCAATCCTACAGAAATACGGCTGTAAAGCGATATGCGACGCTGTGAACAACGCCGAAGAAATACCTGTCACGGCTGTCAAAAAATTATCGCAGGTCAAGGCGGTAAATCTGGATAAGCAGGAGCATATCAGAACTGGCATATACGATGTTGACCGATATATCGGCGGTATCTATATGGGGCAGGTAGTGGTTATCACGGGCAAGCGTGGCGAGGGTAAATCAACGCTGGCGTCACAGATAATTGCAAATGCACTAGACCAATCAGACCTTGACGGCAATCCGTATTCGATTTTCGTTTATTCGGGCGAATTGCCTGACTACCATTTCAAACGCTGGCTGGATCTCCAAATTGCAGGAAAACAAAACGTCTTGCGTTCGGTTAACGAATATGGTGACGAGACCTATGACATTCCTGATGATGTGGTCGATAAAATCAACCGCTGGTATGATGATAGGGCGTACATATTTGACAACACGGCTGTGACGGCTGAAATTAAACTTGACGGCGATAATGCGAAACGTGACGGCAAGATATCATTGTTGGGTACGATTGAAACGGCTATCCGCAGATTTAATGTCAAACTGATACTAATTGACAACCTCATGACGGCACTGGACGTTGACCTCAGCAAAGAATTGTATCGGGCGCAGTCCGATTTTGTAAACGCCGTTAAATACATAGCGGTTAAATATAACGTAGCTATCATACTGATAGCGCACCCACGCAAAACCGCCGACGGCATTGAACTGAATGCGGATAGTGTCAGCGGTTCGGGCGACATCACAAATAGAGTTGATTTGGTTTTAACATATAGCAAAAATAGCGACGACGACAAAGACGATTTTCAAAGCAAAATTGCCATTGTAAAAAACCGATTGACAGGCAACGTGGCAGACAACATCAAGGTCGCCTACAGCCAGATTTGTAAACGTATCGGCTGTAACAATGCTGAATGGGGCAGGATCTACGGCTGCTTCAAAGATGTTGACACGGCTGAGGACGAAGATTTGCCGCCGTTCTAAAAAAATGAGGAGGAATAAAAAATGAACAAGAAAGAATTTAAACAGTGGGTCAAAAAGACATACAGAGATTTTCAAAAAGATAAGCAGGCGATTGCGTACAGTGGTTGCAGTGACGTGGTTATTGTTTATGACACAACAGCCGTTAAATCCGCTATTGCAAAATGTTACCCACAAGATACATTTGACTATGACACAGGTGTTGCTATCGCCTATGCAAGATTGAAAGGAATTGAAATTCCAAAGGTCGAGGAAGAGCCAGAGTTCAAGCGAGTTGGAAACGGACAGGAATACTACTGCATAGGTAAATTCAATACGGCTCGTTTTGGAGCTGTCTACACACTAGAAACAGATCATTTTTTGGATAAAGCATCTTTTGAAAACAACAACTATTTCCACACAAGAAAACGTGCCGAAGAAGTTGCTGATAAAATCAACCTTTTACTGAAACTGGAAAGGTTACACGATACCTATTGTCCTGACTATGTACCTGATTGGCAGGACAATGCAAGAAAATACTACGTTTTTTATGGTACGAAAGACAGTACATACTATGTTGGTGGTTGTCTTGCTGCGGATAGAAAACCATGCGTTTATTTTCCAACAACAGAAATTGCACAAAAGGTTTGCGACATTCTGAACGGCGAAACAAAAAATGCAAAAAGCCTTTGTGGGGCTTGCTGACGAGGTGTACAAATGGAAAGAACAGAGATTGACAAGCTAGCATATCGTGGTGAAGAACTACCGAACGATAGCAATATTTTTGATGAGATATATTGGCTGGCTATGTACTATCTGTACAAAACCGCCACACTGAACAACATTCCTGCAGAGCAGGCAGCAAAAGCCAAGAGCGCCTTGACACAGAAACTGGACAAGCAGATAAAGCGGAGCGAACCTAACGAAAACGTGATAGCGGCATTCAATGACAGTGTACGTGTTATGCGTGAAATGGAAAAATTCATCAGACCTTATGCGGAATTTGAAAAGAAAAGCCGTGAAGAGCTGATAGAATTTATCAAGCATATGTTCGATGTGCTGTCAGGGCTAGGTCCGTATGAGGAGGACGAAGAGCATGGGTAACAATAAATTCTGCACCAGCTGCAAATATTTCGAGAAGTCACCTGACAACTGCGGCAGAAAGAACGGAAAATATGGGCTGTGTAAATATGGTGTGAGACAGGGACTTTGCCCGAGAGTAGTCAACTATCAGCACACTATCTGCGAAGTGTTCAAGGACAAGATAGAGGCTGTGAAATGCAGTGCTGCTACGACGCTTTGTTGGTACTGCAAACACGCAGTGCCAAAGAGTGACAAGCTGACAGGTGAACAGATAACAGGGTGCAGCTGGTCGATGGACAGACAACCTGTTGCCGGTTGGAAGACGCGCGGTCATAGGGTTTACGAAGGGCAGAAAGGCACGTTGCATTCATATACTGTGACTGAGTGTCCTGAGTTTGAGGAGGGATAAAATGAAGGTATTAATAGCGTGCGAAGAGTCACAAGAGGTCTGCAAGGCATTTCGTGCAAAAGGGCACGAAGCATACAGCTGCGACATTCAGATGTGTTCAGGCGGTCACCCTGAGTGGCATATCTTAGGCGATGCTCTGGCCGTTATCAACGGCAATGCAAACTTCACAACTTGCGACGGACAGGCACACACGATTGGCAAATGGGATTTGCTGATAGCTCACCCACCGTGCACATATCTTAGCAACGCAGGGGCAGTACGGCTGTACAAAAAAATTAATGAAAAAAGATACATTGATCTTGAAAGATTTGAAAATGGACAAGACGCAAAAGAATTTTTCCTGAAATTTATTCATGCACCTGTTGAAAAAATAGCTGTTGAAAATCCAATCCCGTCTGGAGTATATTGATTGCCAAAATACACGCAGATTATACAGCCGTATGAATACGGACACCCATACAGTAAGAAAACGTGTTTGTGGCTGAAAAATCTGCCTAAATTGACACCGACAAATGTTGTTAAACCCATATGTTCATGGGTGTCAGGCGGTAGCAAAAAGTCGGACGGCACTGCGCGCACAAACTGCGGAATGCCGTTTCGTGACAGCAAGACAAAATCCAAAACATTTTCAGGCATAGCACAAGCAATGGCTGAACAATGGGGAAGTGAGGAGGAATAACATGGTAAAAATCAAACCCGAATACATTTTTCCGCTTCTGCTGATTTTGCTGGACGTGGGAGCGGCAATTATATACGCCGTGCAAAAGGATTACAAGAAAGCCGTCTACTGGATAGCGGCGGCAGTGTTGAATGTGACAGTAACTTTTTAGGAGGCTATATGGATAGTGCAAAAGAACAAAAGGCTATCGAACGTCTGAAAGCGTTTGAACCTGCGGACGGATATTATTTAGCGTATAGCGGTGGAAAAGATAGCGATTGTATCAAAGTCTTGGCACAACTTGCTGGAGTTAAGTTTGAAGCAGTACATAATCTGACAACCATTGATGCGCCCGAAACTGTTAGATATGTTCAATCTCTGCCAGATGTCAGAATTGACAAGGCGTATGACAAGAACGGCAATCACATTACAATGTGGAATCTGATTGTCAAGAAGCTAATGCCACCGACACGCATTGCACGTTATTGCTGTAGCGAATTAAAAGAACGTGGCGGCACAGGACGTGTTGTTATTACTGGCGTTAGGTGGTCTGAAAGTGGACGTCGCAGAGAATCAGCGGACGTTGTTAAAATTATCGGGAAACCTAAATCAACGATGAAAATAGCTGATGAAATAGGCACAGAATATCAACAAACGTATCAGGGCGGAATCATTTTTAATGATGATAATGACAAAAATCGTAGGTTGGTTGAACACTGCTATCGCACTACGAAAACTATGGTAAACCCTATAGTCGATTGGTCTGACGACGAAGTGTGGGATTTTTTGGGCTACTATGGTTGCAAATCAAATCCGCTGTATGAATGCGGTTTTAATCGTATAGGTTGCATTGGCTGTCCTATGGCAGGAAAACATAGATACGTTGAATTTGAACGATATCCGAAATACAAACAAAATTATATAACGGCATTTGATAGAATGCTAGAACGTAAAAAGCAGCTTGGAAAAGATGCTAAAATGTCATGGCAAACAGGCCAAGACGTTTTTCGCTGGTGGCTAGGCGAAGATTTCAACCAGCTGACATTTGATGATTTGGAGGTATAAAGATGACAAAATATATCGACGCAGACAATCTGATTAACGAACTATCGGCGGCGTGTATGCCGATATACAAAAAAGGCATAACAGGCATTCTGGGTGATAACAGCAGCATCGCTGATATAATCAACGAACAACCTACCGCAGACGTGCAGGAAGCAAGGCACGGAAAGTGGGAAAGCACAGAATTAATGTATGAAAACGGCTGTACAAGATGTAGTGAATGTAAAACAGAATATTATGCAAGCGATTTAGAAGAAATATGCGGCGATACGTTCCCGATTTATTGTCCACTTTGCGGAGCAAGAATGGATTGAGGTTATCGGAATGGCTGAATGGAGAGTATATGATTATGACACGCCACAATGTACACATTGCGGTATGTGGATGCCGTTTGCAAGATACCGCCGTGGGCAGAGTACAGATGCAAGAAGTATCACAGACTTCTGTCCGTCATGCGGAGCAAAAATGATAGCAATGCCCATGTGCGAGACTTGCAAATATGGAAACGGCGAATGGAAAGACGATGGCATTTGCTTTGCTTGTAGGGAACAGGTGTGGATACCAGGAAAACCACACAGACAAGTTGGCAACGAAGCGTAGTGTTATAATTGTGTGAGAATATTGATTTGGAGGTAATCAACGATGCGTGAAATATTATTTCGTGGCAAGCGCATTGCCAATGACGAATGGGTAAGTGGGTATTACGTTGTCAGAAAGCGTCCATATTTCAAGGGCAAGGGTGCTGATTTTGAACACATTATTTGCGACAATCTGGTAATCGATGATTCCAATGACAAACAGTTTGTTGACACAATCCCGATAACATATTCGGTTGACCCTGAAACTGTCGGTCAGTACACAGGATTGACAGACGTGAACGGCAATAAGATTTTTGAGGGGGATCTCTGCCTGTGCGACAGAAACATTTCAAAACATATTGACAAAAAGGTTTTTGAAATTAAATTTGACCCTGAGGCTGGATTTTTCGGAGAAAGTGACACGTCAAACATATGCCCTAGCGATTTTTATATGTGCGAAATTATCGGAAATATTTTTGACACCCCTGAATTTCTGAAAGCTGGTGAAATGCCATGAAAGCACGAACGAACATCGTCAAACAAAGCGACATTAAGAAAGAGGTCGCAAAGGAAATGCAAAAAAGATATAGCGAACTGCAAGGCGAAATTATGCAGGATATCACAGAACAGATAATGGCGACTGTTTTGTGGACGCTAGATAAGTGGTACGGCTGGAAAGGCAAGCGCCTGCGTGCATTTATCGACGCAGTAAATAGTACGTTTGACATCATGGACACGGCTGAATTTGACAACGATAACAACGCCAGCTATCTGAAAGAGACATACGGCATTGACCTGTCGGAACTGATATCAACGGAAATGACTGACAGGGTGCAGAAAGGCGGTTGAAATGACAGCGAAAGAATATTTGCAGAACGCCTATAAAATTGAAAGGCGTGTGAAAATCATTGAAAACAAGGTCAAAAAACTGCGGTCACAACTAGAATATGCTGGCATATCATACGAAAGCGCAGGTGCTAGTCATGGTAGTTGCAATGGCGACAAGATGTCAAGTACCATAGAACGCATAGCAGAATACGAACGCAGACAGCAGGAACTGGCGCTGATACTGATTGACAAACGTTTGCAAATTGAACAATCCATTGACGCAGTGGCAGACGCAGATCAGCGAGAAGTTCTTGAAAGGCGGTATCTTTTTTATCAGCGCTGGGTGGGGAAATTCGACAAAGAAAATGGTGAATACATAATGGGAATCACTGACTATATGAACTATTCAGAACGAACAATTTATAAAATTCACGGCGAAGCCCTGAAACATATCATCGTTCCGAAAGAGTGCAGTGAAATGCAGTGAAATGCAGTTATTAATCTGCTATACTGTATAATAGCCCGATAGGGCGAAAGGTCAGTTGGCTATCTCCTCAATAAAAGCCAACCTTATACTTTACGCCTGAGTGGCTAGCCCTCAGGCAATGTGCAGGGGCGGTGCGCCATCACTTAACCTGCTCCATGTTTTTTACTTCTTTTTGTTTTAGATCTCCTGACTTCCGCTATGGCATTAGCTATGGCGGATATATCGGTCGATACTGCGATGATGTTGACACCGATACCAATCAGCCACACACACCTCTTAGCAATGTGTCCCATGTGTGGCATTTTTTTATTTTATGGGGGCGGCACTATGAAAGACTTTGCATATTCATTTTACCGCTCAGCGGCATGGAAGAAGTGTCGCCAATCTTACATTGACAAACGTATATTAATCGACGGCGGTCTTTGCGAAGAATGTCATGAACGTGCTGGATATATCGTTCATCACCGAACATTGTTGACACCAGCAAACATTCGTGACCCTGAGGTATCATTAAACCATGCCAATCTCGAATTTGTATGCAAAAAATGTCATGATAACTTCGAGGGTCATTTCTACCAAAAATCGCCTAAAAAATTAACAAAATGTGAATTTGACGCATCGGGTATGCCCATGCCCCCCTCAAATTTGGACTGAAATTTTTCCTAAGATACCGAGGGGGCAAAGGTCATTTTTTACGCACGATAAAATCGCATAAGGGGGTGTAATCTGACAATGGCAAAAACCAAAAAGAATTTGAGCGAGCTGCGAAAAGCCGTGGATAGTTGTGAACCAGCTAAAAGAGAACTGGGCATAAAGCTATTAGATCAGCTGGAGTACATGGAGGATCTGCTTAGTGAATATCAGAAAAAGATAAAAGCAGAGGGCGCAATCATCGAAGCAACAAACGGCAATGGTTTTACTGTCAAGACAGAGCACCCAGCAAGTAAAGCGTATGCAGCACTGATTGGAAAGTACAATGCAATGGCTAAGACAGTTGAAGATATTATCCTTGACAGCCTGCAAAAATCTGAGGGCGACGAACTGTTGGAATTTCTAGGCGGTGCAAAGCGTTGACGGAATTTGAAAAATATTTTACTGGCATTTATGACGGAAATATCGTTGCGTGTGAAAAAATGAAAAAGGTTTCGGAAATGCTGCTGAACAGATTTGCAAGCCCTGATGAATTTCATTTTGACGAAGCTATTGCAACACGACACACGGATTTTATAGAAAAATTCTGTAAGCAGCCGTCTGGAAAACTAGGTCAGCCGTTGAAGTTAGAACTTTTTCAAAAAGCGAGATTGCAAGCATTATTCGGTTTTGTTGACGATAACAACCTACGCCAGTATAACGAATGCCTGATAATCGAAGGTCGAAAGAACGGCAAGACAACGGAAACTGCGGCGGTCGAAAATGATATGCTGGTCAATGACGGAGAGGGTTCACCGCAGATATATAACATCGCCACAATGCTAGACCAGGCAAAGCTAGGTTTCAACGCCTGCTATAAAATGATAAAACAATCGCCATTGCTGAGCAAGCATATTCGCAAACGTGCAGCCGATTTGTACTTCCCATTGAACATGGGATTTATAAAAGCCCTTGCGAGCAACTCAAACAGCCTTGACGGTTTGGACGTTCACTGCGGTGTTATCGACGAATTGGCGGCGATTAAAAATCGAGATCTATATGATTTGATAAAACAAGCAATGGGCGCTAGACAGCAGCCCATTTTATTTTGCATTACAACAAACGGCTTCGTCCGTGGCGGCATTTTTGACGCCCAATACGAGTATGCAAATAATTTGCTATATGGACGGCTGACGGAAAATAATAACAGGTTTCTACCGTTTATCTATGAGTTGGATAGTCCCGACGAATGGGACAAGGAAGAATGTTGGATAAAAGCAAACCCTGGGCTGGGCACGATAAAATCAACCGACTATCTGCGCCAAATGGTGCAAAAAGCCAAAGATGATCCTAGTTTCAAGGCAACAGTTATGGTCAAGGATTTCAACCTTCCGCAAAATACCGAAAGCGGCTGGCTGAGATGGGACGAGCTGAACAATGAAGAAACTGTCGTGGACTATCCGTTCAGATATTTCATTGGCGGTTTTGACGCTGCTGATTATATAGACCTGAATGCCGCAAAGGCTATCTGCAAAAAGCCTGATGATGATAGGTTGTATATAAAATCTATGTACTGGATACCACAAGCCGTTCTTGACGCTGACGCTGAAAAGGGCGACAGACGTGGACGAGATAGTGTGCCGTATGAACTGTGGAAATCGCAAGGTCTGCTGAGGACGTGTGAGGGAAACAAGGTCAACAAGCGTGTTATCCTAGACTGGTTTTTGGAACTGAGAGATAAGGAAGACATCTATCCTTTGGCTATCGGCTATGACCCTTGGCACGTTTCGGACGAGCTGATAAAAGCGTTTGAAGAAGAGTTCGGCAAGGGCGTTTTAGTACCTGTGCGCCAGGGCGTTATCACGTTGTCTGACCCGATGAAGAATCTGAAAGCTGAATTTCAGCGACACAACATCGTTTATGACAACAACCCGATTGACAAATGGTGTTTTCTGAATACGGCTGTCAAGACGGACGTCAACGGCAACATTCAGCCGTGTAAGAAATCTGACCGAACACAGAGAATAGACGGACTTGCGGCGTTGCTAGACGCATATGTGGTCTATTATAATCGACAGGAAGAATTTGAAAGTTTGATATAAGGAAGGAACAAAATGAAAGGTGAAACATACGAGCAATTCGTTGAAAAATTTAAGCCCAAAAAAACCACTGATGACTGTTACACACCGCCACTGATTTACGATGGCGTGGCTGATTGGGTCTGCACAGAATATGGCATAAATCGTGATGCTTTTTGTAGACCATTCTATCCCGGTGGCGATTATGAAACGTTTGACTATACAGGTAAGATCGTAGTTGATAATCCGCCATTCAGCATTCTCAGCAAGATTTTACGCTTTTATATCGAAAGAAACATAAAATTTTTTTTGTTTGCACCTGCTCTCACTCTATTTTCAGGAGCGACAGAACACTGTACAGCAATTCCGGTTGGTGTAGCTGTAACATATGAAAATGGGGCAGTCGTTAGCACGTCGTTTGTAACAAATCTTGATGATAGCGACATTCGGGTTCGCACCGCCCCACGCCTTTATAAGATTTTAAAAAGCTGTAATGATGCTAGCAGAAAAGAGAAAACTAAAACAATGCCGAAGTATGAATACCCGAAAAGCGTTGCAACAGCGGCTGAAATCAATCGACTTTCAAAGGCTGGCATTGACTTTGAAATCAGAAAATCTGAAAGCCTTCGTGTTCGTGCCCTTGATGCTCAACTTTTGCAAAAAAAAGCAATATTCGGGTCGGGATACCTCATCTCGGATTACGCCGCCATGCGTTTAGAGCGAGCAGAACGAGAGCGAGCAGAACGAGAGCGAGCAGAACGAGAGCGA